TTATCTTATCTTTTTGTAGGCACGACTGAAAACGTTTTCCAGCCTTGCCCGATGATTATTCAATCTTTGCGACCAGTCCTGCAACTGAGCCAGCGAGGGGCGAGAAGCCAGCAGTCCATCCACCTCGGAAGGGGTGAGCACTGGCAGGTATTTCTCGTAGGTGAGAAGGTAATCAATACGAAAATCTGTAAGTTTCATCTATACTATCGTTTCTTGCATTCTTTTCGTGCTGGGTGTACGCCTTTATACCGAGAGCACGAAGCGTTTTCGCAGCTGTAGCCTTACTTATCGAGAATGTTCTATTGACCCAAAAAGCAGTTTTGCTTCTGAATGAAAGGATGTCTTTTGTAGGATTTGTGAGCTGGAATGATTCTCCCTTTTTCAAGTTTGTATTGAGTATCTTTTGCATATTCTCGACCAAGGAGTTTCTGCCAACGAACGACAAAGAATTATGATACATCAAGAGTGTAACATAATAGACTGTGTCTTTTCCCTGCACATCATACCCCAACTTTGAGAAGAGCATTGTCTTTATATTTTTGCTTTGCGCCTGCACACCCACGCACATGAGCGCAAGCACGAATAACATAATTATCTTTTTCATATTACTTTTCATTTAAATGATTAATATTTCTTTCGTAGAACTCATTCCAAGCCTTTTTCTTGATGAAGATGAAGAAGAGAAGCAGCCCTAGGACGACCATCAGCAGGTGCATAGGAAGGCTCAAGACACCGAACCCGAAGGAACGCTGGAAGTCGATGCAGAACGAAATCAGCACTCTGTAGGTAGAGAACGCCCGATGCACCCAGCAGAACCCATAGGCTAGACTGACGATGATCCAGGCGATGAAGCCGAAGAGCGAGCAGTCGAATATCCACTCCGTGAGTTTTACCCGAATGCCGAACGAGAGCAGGGTGCAGTGCACCAGCATCACAAACGCACCCACTGGAGGGATGATGCCTATTATCAACCTGCTGGCTTTCCATAGCCAGCTTTTACCGAGAGCGGCAAGAAGAACCTTCTCCTTCCGCTCTATAAAATCCTCATCTTTCATCGTTACTTAGAATTTTAGTTGATATTGTACCTGGAGCGAGAACTAAAGTTCACGCAACCATTTCTGACCCGATTTAGTCTTAGACCAAATTACGAGACTGGTGCCGATAACCGCACCGATGAACATAAATAAAGTTGCTAGTTCCATAATCTAAACATTTGAATTGTTATAATTCACGCAACCACTTCTGACCTTTCTTTGATTTCAAGAAAATGCCGAATGCAATGGTCATTCCCAATGCCATCACGTTAAATAACAAAAAAGCATCCATAGGCTAAAGCAAGTTATTTTGTCTAAGCCATTTTTTGCCGTTTCCAGTGAGACAGAATGCGAGGAACACCATACAAGGTACTCCCACGAACAAGAAAGCTAAATATACTCCCATAATTTATTTCTCCTTTTCCTTTTTGCCCTTTCCATCCTTTTTGTTGCTGAGTATGAGACCCACGACCAGGCAGAGGAAGGCTAGGGCGATTCCAACTATATAAATTAATACTTTATCCTCGAAATCCTTGAATAGCGAACTAATCACGACACCAGTCAAGATGTATTTCGACACATCAACGAAGTACGAGCCTAATTTTTCTATCCACATTGCGCTGCAAAGTTACTAAATTATTTTTGTCCCACAATGGCAAGCAGGGTTTCAACTTGCTTTCGCAGGAAGGAATTTTCATTTTCGAGTCTTTCAACTTTTGCCATCAAAACCGATTCCAGTATAGTTGAAGGCTTTTGTTCTTCTGAAGGCTCAGGTTGCTCTAAAAGAAAATTAGAATCAGTCCCTATCTCCTCTTTGTACTTTTGAATTACATCTTCAACCTTTTGGGCAAAATCAAGTTTGACACTTTTTGCTCCTAGCCTTCCACTTAGATTTTGAGGGCTAGTCCCCAAAGCTGCGGCTATATAATTTAGAGGTATTCCGTATGATTTGATACGTCTTTTCAGTCCCTCTCCAGTTACGCAATAATGCATCTTTTCGTCAATCATTACTTGCTTTATTTTGTCAGGTATTGGAGGAGCACATTTTGAAACCGCATTTTTGACCCTTTCGACAAAATCGGCACTAACTCTTTCCTTTATCATCTTTGAACGAATGTTTTGTGGACTGGTATCCAATTCCCTTGCTACATCGCTCATTGTAAGCCCAGAGTATTCAACATACCTTCTTAGCTCTAAACCAGTCATACGCTACCACTTATTTTTGTTGATAATTGCGCACGAAGGAACTTGATTTCCTCGTCCTTATCTGAAACCATCTTTCTAAGCAGTTCTAACTCCCTAGCCAAGGCATCGGTTGGGCTGATAGTCTGCGTGAACCCTTTACTATTCGAAGCATCAATGTTCGAGCCGATAATTCCTGCACCAACTTCGGATGGACTTGCAACCGTTGGAGAGAACATCGGTTCGATACCTTTTTCCAGCCAGTCAACCGAGACGTGCAGTGCACTGGCGATTTTGTAAATTACACGGTCGGAAAAACTTGCTTTTCCATTTATGGAGCGAGATAGATTTCCTGTGTCAATACCAGCCATTGTCGCCATTTTATTGATGGACATTCCACTTCTTTTGCGAAGAAGTTCAACTCGCTTTGCTATTTCCGTATTATTGTATTCTTTTGTAGTCATACATAACTATGTTTTAAATAATTGTAAACAACATTAAAAATACATTAAAACATTATGTATATCTTTGTATATTACAAAATGTTTTTGTATTTTTGCAACCGAATTACATAACGAGTTTAAAAACTCTTTGGCAAAGATAAACAAAATAATTTAAAATACAAAGGAAAATGGGAGAAAATTTTAATTATGATTTTCGGACACCGTTGCAGAAGCAGCAGGACGAACGAAAGAAGAACATCATAGCGATGTTTGCAGATTTCCGAGCAAAAGCACCTGCCGAGACCTCAGACAGCAGAATAATGCTCGCAGTATCACAGCGTGTTGGTTGCACCCAGCAGAACGTGCGTGTTATCCTCATTAAGGCTGGATTGATAACACCAAAGAAGAGACGTGCAGCCGTGCGCAAATAATCAAGTAGAACCAATTTAAACATTCAGAGCGTATGAAGAAGTTTATCGAGATTATCACAAGTGACGAAGTATTATCCCTGGCAGTTGCCATCATGTTAGTAACTTTAATCTTTTGGAGGGCATAATATGACGAACGAAGAACCAAAGGTAGCTGACGCAGGCAGATACACCATGACAGAAACCTGCAAGGTACTGGGCATCCATCGCAACACCCTGCGCAGATGGTTGCAGGCTGGTAAGATTAAGGTCAAGTTTCGCAGAATCGACAACCGCAAGGTCTTCGAGGGCAGCGAGATAAAAAAAGTATGGAGGATTGCCCTATGAGCAAGTTATCAATCAATATGCGCAGGATGATCGTAAAGTACACAGACATCTGCTGGCTTATCACTAACTGGAAGGCGAACCGAAAGACCCGAAAGTGTTGCGAACTAAACAACAAGTGCTACTTCGAGGCAGAGCGGAGAATCCAGTACAGAGAGTTTGAAGGCAACCTTTGCGTGGCACTGGATAACATACCGCTCATACCAGTGGACGAAATTGGCGACAACGAGGTATTGAAGTCGTGCCGTGAGACCTTCCAAAGTTACATATTCAATAAGAGAGGAGGTAACGAATGAAGAAGATAATAGAGGATTGCAGAGAGAAAATGTACGATGCCATTTGGCTGGAGTTAGACCGTTATCCGCAGCGACCAGCGGTTGCTAGGGTAGACATCAAAACCAAGGCAGGCGACATCTGCGTATGGTGCGACAGAACCGGGAACATAGCGGTCGTGACGCACAAGAATAGCAACAACGACAGCGAGCGGCTGGAGGAAGCCATCGAGGGCTGCGTCAACTATCAGAACGTGATGGACGACTGGCTGGAGGAGAACAGCCAATACGCAGACCAAGACCCGATGGACGCCTTCGAGGAAAGCAGGCTCGACAGCCTTATGGATCAACTGGTTTGATTACGATGTTAAACAATTATTATATGGCTCCCTGCAGCGGCAGGGCAAAGGGCGCACGCAAAACTCATTTTTCAAGGTTATCTAAAATTAGTTGTTTTTACCATGCAATATGCGGAAACGACAGCGTGCGCCCTGCAACGGAAGGGCATCCACCAGCAGCAGGCAAGGGTGGAATAGCAATCAACTGGGGTTCGAATCCCCAGCCTTCCACTAGAGTTAATTAAAAGATTATGTTGAACAATAAAAAGAACGAATTATGGAAAATGAAATTATTCAAGTAAGCGGTGGAGAAATACTGGAAGCTATCAACCGCTCGGAGATTGACGGACAGATTGCAACAGCTCACAAGTTCCCTCGAGACATCATGCAGTGCAAGCAGAATATGGTAGCATTGGCAGCGATGGACGATGATGTAGCATACAACTGCTTCTACCACCTAGAGCGCAAGGGCAAGGATGGTCAGGTGTCGGTTATTGAGGGTCCTAGCGTGAGATTTACAGAAATTATTTCTGCATGTTGGAAGAACCTGCGCATCGCGGGTCGCATCATCGCAAACGATGGCAAGACCATTACAGCGCAGGGCGTCTGCCACGACCTCGAGAGCAACGTGGCTTACTCTGTAGAAGTGAAGCGCAGCATTCTGACCTCGAAGGGGTACACCTTCTCGCAGGACATGCAGGTGGTAGTTGGCAATGCAGCCGTGGCGATCGCCCAGCGTAACGCAATCTGCAAGGTCGTGCCGCAGGTATTGATTGCAAGCGTGGTAAAGGAAGTGCAGGCGAAGGCACTGGAGCACATCAAGCAGACTGGCGTACAGAGCCAGTGGAAGAGCTGCGTAGCCTGCTTCCAAGCCTACCAGGTGACAGACCTTATGCTGCTTGACTACATCGGCAAGAAATCAGCCGAGGAAGTCACGGCAGAGGACATTCAGAAGCTGGCTGGTGTGTACAACGCCATCAAGGAAGGTACGACCACAGTGGAGGAGACCTTCAAAAAGCCAAAGCAGCAGGAAGCCATCGCACAGCAGGCGCAGGCAGCAGCCGAGAGCGCACAGAAGAAGGCAGAGAAGGCAATGAGCCGCAGCCAAGGAAAGACTGGCACAGCAGCGAAGAAGTAGTTTAGTTTATAAAGTTATAACGTTTGCCCGAACCGCCACGGCACAACCTATGGGGTGGGCTCCCATCATAACCTACCAAGGGAAGCCGTGGCAACTATTAAACATTCAGTAAAATTATGGCAGAAAAAGAAAACAATCAGAGACACAAGAGCACCATCGACAAGTACTTTGACAGAACCGCCAAGGCATACAAGACATGGGTCGATGAAAACGAGGAAGAAAGAAATTTTCTACAGATTGCAGCAGAAGATAATGGGGATTTAAGCGAAGAAGGTGGCAAAGGCTTCGATTTCCATATTGCCTATTCCGGAAAAGCCGATATCCTCGCAAGTGGACTTGTGCATTCAATGAAGAGGGATGAATTCGTTCGTCAGCTTATCATTGGAGCAGCAAAAATGTATTATACCGCAAACATAAAAATAAAAGACAATGAAACAGATAATTAAATATAAAAGCAGAGAGGAGTGGTTGCAGAACCGCTCAAAGGGAATAGGAGCATCAGAGGCAGGCACAGTACTGGGACTGAACCCATGGGAAACGCCATACCAGCTGTGGAGACGCAAGAAGGGCATCGACCCACCAAAGGTTGAGAACTTTGCGATGGTTGCAGGACACCTGCTGGAGGATGCCGTGGCACAGTTCTTCAAGCGAGAGAGCCACTGCCACATCATCAAGGCGAGCACGGACGACTACACCATCACGAACACCGATACTCCTTATCTGAGAGTATCTCCTGACCGCACCTTCTGGAGAACCGGAGCAACGCACAACGAAGCGAGCAAGAGCATCCTAGAGTGCAAGACCACGCAGATGCAGATAGATGCAGACGACCTTCCGAAGCATTGGTTCTGCCAGCTTCAGATGAACCTCGGAGTTGGCGAGTACAAAGATGGAGCACTTGCCTGGCTGACAGCAGGCAGGGAGTTCGGCTACCGTGACATCGATTTCGACCCCGAATTCTTCGGATGGATGAGGGACGAGATAACCAAATTCTGGCTTGACTACATCGTGGGCAACCAAGAACCACCTGCGTACAGCGCACAAGACGTTCTCCTGAAGTCTCCACTGCACAAGGCAGGAAAGGAGATTGAAGCCACAGCCGAAATCGGGGACATGCTCATCGAGTTGAAGGAAATCAAGGAGAAGAGCAAGACACTCGAGAACCGACAGAAGGAGATCGAGGACAACTTGAAGCTGTTCTTCGGGGACGCAGAGAGCATCGTGGACGGAAACGGCAAGACGCTGGCAACGTGGAAAGCACCGAAGGCAAGCGAGAAGTTCGATGCCAAGGCTTTTCAGACAGACCATCCTGAGGAATGCGCTGCCTACATCAAGCAGGTGCAGGGAGCAAGAAGGCTACTCATCAAGTAAAGGCAGGGCTTATGGCTAGCGTTCCTTTATCGAAAACCGACCTAAGGAATATAATTTCTCAACTGGAGAATTATATTTCCCTAGGTGGGAAAGTGACAGCACCGACCGACACAAGCCAGCGGAACAAAATCCGTATGGCTACAGTGTTAAAACGGAAGCTGGAGAAAAAACTATCATTATCAGAATAAAATTATGAACGATTCATTCATCTTATACACATCAGACTATCAACTAATCGAGGGGCTGACGGACGAGCAACTCGGGCAACTGACCCGGGCACTCTTCATATACGCAAGGGATGGCGAGGTTATCAATCTAGAACCAGTCGTACGTATGGCTTTCGTCTTTATCAAAGACAAGATTGATAGAAACCAGCAGAAGTATCAAAAGAAATGCGAACGTAATCGGGAGAACATTCGTAAACGATGGAATAAATCGAATACGAATAATACCAAAGAAAACGAACGTATACCAAACGATACGAGCGTATACGAACGTATACCAAACGATACGACACGATACCTATATGATAGTGATAGTGATAGTGATAGTGATAGTGATAGTGATGCAAGTAAACTTGCAGATAATAATAAACCTTCTAAAGAAGCTTCTATGCAAAGTTTTTCCGAGAAAAACGTTTGCGCTGCAGAAGAACCGCAAAAAAGTTCTGAGAAAAAGAAATCCAAGAAAGGTGAAATCGACTACGCAGCCATCAAGGACTACTGGAACGAGCAGCATGACAAGACCAACAGCGCAATGCGAAGGCTGACGCTTATGACGGAAAACCGCAAGGAGGCAATCAGAGGAAGGCTCAAGGACTGCAAGGGAGATATTTCCAAGATTTACCTGGCAATCGACAAGGCTATGGCTAGCGACTATCTGAACGCAGGGCATTCCTGGGCATCGTACGACTGGGTAATGACAAGGAAGTATTTCCCGAAGGTGCTGGAGGGCAACTACGACAACACCAAGCCAGCCACAAGCCAGCAGCCGCAATCGGCAGCAGTCAAGGCGCAGGATCCTGCGGCAACAGCACGTCCGAGCATCGGGGAACTCTACGAGCAAGCCAAGCACCAGCAGCCAGCGAGCCAGCAGAGCCAAGACAGCAAGTTCAGATGGGTAATCCAGCAGAACCTTGCAGACTTGAAGAAGAACCCAAACAACAAGCCTGCCAAGGATTCGCTGACAAGATACTACGAGAAGGGAGTTCTGCAGCGGCTGGGCATCGACTGGAAGCCCGAAAAATAACGAATGAGGGCAAAATCAGCCGCTCTGGGACGTTTTCATGCTTCGGGCGGTAAATTATAAGGCAAACAGATTTTAAACACTTAAAACAAAAGAATTATGGCAAAAGAAGTAATTGCAATTAATGAACCGGAAGAAATGGGCAAGGATTTCGAGGAAGGTACGCTTCTAAAGATTGAAGGTAAGGTTTTTAAAGTGAAAGAAGATTCACTACACAACTCCGGCTGCAATGAGTGTTCATTTTGTGACGATATACAACTGAAAGAGTATTGCAGCTTCGCAAATTGCATGGGCTACGGAATTGATGATCCGGGGTGTCACTTTGTAGAGATTGAGAGCCATGAATGAATTATTTTTCCACGAATGCAGAGCCGCAGGGCTCGTATTCAAGACCTCAGACGACTGGTTCAAATGGCTGACCGATAATAGCTACGACATCAAGAAGCCGGTCGCAGAGCACGAAGGCTTCAAGTACAACATCTACGATGTTTGCATCAATCCGCACGTAATCGAGTATGCCGCAGAGGGTGCAGACAACTGGGGATGGAAGGTAATGACCGCCAATACACAGTTCGGCTGGATATGGGGCTACAGCATTCAGAAGGGAAAGCATTGGTACGACAGCCCGGTAGGCTACCCGAGTAGATATGACACTCTCAACATCTTCTACGGTAATGAGAAAGAAGCGGAGTACGATGCCCTGACCTGCATTATCAGAGACCTCGAGAAGAATGCTGGAACCAAGAACACCAACCTCCTTCTCTGGGCGGCTAAGAAGAAGCGGGCAGACATCATTCATCCGCAACAAGAACTTTTTAAATAGTTATCATAAACCGTATTAGCTATGTACAGAGTTGATATAAAACTGGTCCGTGAGTGTGGTCTTCATCATCTGTCAGTTGACAACAGAGACATCTGGCTGGCAGATGATGAGGTAAAGGCACTTGAATGTATCCTCAAAGATTACAATGCGGACACGAACAATTTTAAACGCAGATAAGAAATGAAGAAGATAGAAATCATCACAGACGAACACCGACATCACGTATACATCGGCAACACCGATTTCTGGCTCGATACCAAGGAACTGCTGGAACTTTATTTTAAACTCGGACGAGTGAAGTTATAAACAATAAAAAACATTCAGACAATGGAACAGAAAGATATTGATATTTATGAGATTTTGAAGGACGTAGAGTGTGGTACAGAGTTGTACACGCCAATGTGCGGAAAGGTGTGGCTCAGTGGAATGGCAAACGACAAGGACAGTGCGAAAGCAATCTGGACTGAGGACGAAGCTGGAAGAGAACACTTTTTCGACAAGAACGGAAAAATCGATAAAGAAGGAGAACCTCTGCTCTTCCCTTCGAAAGAAATGCGAGACTGGAGCAAGTTCTTCAAGAAGGGAGACGTGCTGGTTAGCAATGATAGCGACAGCCATATAATCTTTAAGGGTTTCTCAAAAAATGATTATACTACATTTGAAGGTGAACACTGGATTAGTGTAAGTAAAAAGAGACATGTATCTTGTTTGAAAATGCAGAATGTACAAGACTATCATATTGAAGATAACAAAGATTCTGCTCAGACCTACATCAACGCTATTGAGAAATTTTGTGGTGGCAAGCTGAACCGTGAAACTCTGGAGATTGAGAAGCCAGTTAAGTTTGAGGTCGGCGAACTCTACGTTTTCAGAGAGGAAGACGAGGATGGAGAGTTGACAATCATCGGAGAGCTCATTGCCAAGAACGAAAGCGAAGATACGCTGACATTCGGAAACCAGTACGAAATCGAGAACGAGAAGTTCGTGACCGACCAAACCTTCGACCTGCGTATCAGCGTTAACAAGGAACTTCGAGAAGCGACAGAGAACGAAGTCGAACTGTTCAACAAACATTACGACATCTGGAAGAATGGGAAGGAGCAGCCAGCCTTCAAGACCTTTGACAAGGTGCTGGTAAGGCTTGGAAAAGAGTTCAAGTGGCTTCCTGCGTTCTTCATCCGAGACCGTGGAGAGAGTTTCACGAATAGATACAACGTGTTACCTTTGCACACCGGAAAGCCAGCGGATTTCTTTAGCTGCATCCCATTTGAGGGGCACGAGAATATCGCCTTCACTTCCTATGACGTTGAGGATTTACCATTCTAAGACGTATGGCGAGTGAATTATGCAAGGCTTGCGATTCCGGGCGAAACTGCATAGATGGCATCTATTGCCCGGAGCGCAAGCAATATGTAGAACATCAGGTAATACTTGAATGCAATGAGCGATTTCGCAACAAGGGAGAAGAACAGAACGTACTACCAGGAGCACCGGGAACAGATCCTCAGAGCCACGAAGGAGTGGCGAAAGAGAAACCGGGAAAAGTACCGGGCGTATCAGAAAGAGTACTGGAGTAAGCACTACCGGAACTACGGTACGAAGAACCGGGTAGCCGACAGAGCGATGCGTGAAAGGAAGAAGCCGGACGTAGAGAAGGCTCTATCCATGTTCAAGAATCCGCAGCAGGCAGCGCATCTGGCATGGCTGCTCGAAAATAAAAAGAATAATCGGTCGTGAGTTCAATAATAGAGTTATTAATCAGCGAGGACAGAAGGGGATGGCTCTCCTATCAGAACAAATAACTTATAACATCTTGAAATTAAGATATGAGAGCCGGAAACGCATCTCCCGAAGTCTGACAACAAACAAAGAAAGCGAGGTGGTACATGAAGAAGTAAGAAAAAAAAATCGTTAGGAATTATGCTTTTATTCATTCGGCTGGCGGTGGAAGAAGGAAGAACCCTGCAACATATTCATTTTGTTATTCATTTATTTTGCAAGCGCAGGCACAACTTCCGGAATCCCTGCCAGCTTTCTCTATCTCAACCAAAAAGAAGGGAAAGAAAGGGGTAGGGGAAAGATAGGGATAATAACGCATGTGTGCACGTATATGCGCACGTAAAGGGTGTTGGATAGTAAACTACACCAGCAAAACAAAATAAACGCTTATGCGTGAAATTTAAACAAAATAATTACTTTAAAGAAAAAATGGAAAAAGGAACAGTTATAATTGGAATCGACCCCGACAATCAGGAAAGCGGAGTTGGAGCAGTCTTTGACGACAAGAAGTTTCTCGCCTATAAAATGAACTTCCCAGCTTTGATAGATTACCTCAGAGCAATGAACGAGAGTTGCAAAAAGGTTAAGGTCGTTATTGAAGGCGGCTGGCTCAACAAAAGCAACTGGCATGTGCTTAATCGGTTCATGACAGCAGTCAAGGCAGCAGCAATCGGACGCTCTACCGGAATGAACCATCAGACCGGAATCTTGATTGTCGAGTGCTGCAAACACTACAATATCCCCTGCGAAATCATCAAGCCACTGAAGAAGTGCTGGAAGGGTAAAGACGGAAAAATCACGCAAGACGAAATTGCTTATTTTGTAAGCGCAGGAGAGAAAATGCCGAGAATGAACCAAGACCAGAGAGACGCACTTCTCCTCGCATGGGTGTGCGCAGGATACCCGGTCAGAGTTAAACCGCAGAAGCCACAGACAACCCTGCAGAAGACCATCAGAGCCTTTGATGGATAATACAAAAACGAAGTGTTGGAAAAAGTTAAAAGTGTGCAAAGAACAAACAACTAAAGCAAAAAAGTTGTATCTTTGCGCCAGTGTTTATCAGGTAAGCACGAATTTCGAACTTAAAACAAGAAGAAAATGAAAACAGAAGAAATCGCACTATCGAGGGTCAGCGAGAACGAAGCGAACCCGAGAACCATAACTGAGGCGAATTTCCAAAAGCTGGTAAAGAGCATCCTTGTATTTCCTAAGATGCTCCAGCTTCGCCCGATAGTCGTAGACGAAACCTACAAGGCACTGGGTGGCAATATGAGAACGAGGGCACTCTGCCACATCGTGAGCATGACACCCGAAGGCATCATGGACGTTCTCGACACAGACCAGCGGCTGACCGATGCAGAGAAACTGGCAATCGCCAACTACTGGAGCCAGTGGCAGGAGCAGCCAACTGCAACCATCGTCAAGACATCAGACCTGACGGAGGCGCAGAAGAAAGAATTCATCATCAAAGATAACGCAGGATTCGGAGACTGGAACACAGAAGAACTGGCAAACCAGTTCGGAGACCAGCCGCTGACCGACTGGGCAATCCCACAATGGATTCTCGGTATGTCAGGCATCAGCAATGAGCAAAAGGAGGGGGGCGATACTCCAACAGAAGGAGAAGGAGCACCGAAACCAAGCCTAGTGGATAAGTTTGTCGTTCCTCCCTTCTCAATCCTCGACACACGCCAAGGCTACTGGGTTGAGCGCAAGAAGCAATGGCGTGCCATCGTTTCCAGCAAGGACATCGGGGCAAGCCGTGAACAGACCCTCTTCCGTTCCAAGGAAATACGATACAAGGAACTGTACTCCAAGAGCGAGAAGTTCAGAAAAGAGAAAGGCATCTCTTTCGATGAGTATCTCGAGAACTATGTATCGTCCGAAGAGAAAGCCAAGGCAGACCGTAGCGTATTGGCGCAGGGTACAAGCCTTTTCGACCCAGTACTGGCTGAAATCATCATGCGATGGTTCTGCAAGCCACACGGAAAGATTATCGACCCATTCGGAGGAGAGCAGACAAAAGGTGTTGTTGCTGGCACGCTAGGCTACGACTATCAAGCTGTGGAAATCAGAAAGGAGCAGGTCGACATCAACACAGAAGCAACTAAGGATTACGGCAGCGTGAAATATTTCTGCGGTGATTCAAACAACATCGGGCAGATAATCAAAGACAGCGATTTCGACCTCTGTTTCACCTCGCCACCATACTACGACCTGGAAGTCTACAGCAAGGAAGACATGAGCGCACTCGGCACATACGAGGAGTTTATGAGCCAGTACGAAAACATCTTCAGGCAATGCGTTGACAAGATGAAAGACGGCTCATTCCTGGTTGTCAAGATTGGTGAGGTACGAAACAAGAAGAACGGAGAGTACCGGAATTTCGTTGGAGACAATATCTCCACCTTCCTGCGGCTCGGTCTTCACTATTACAACGAACTTATCTTGATCGAGCAAGTCGCGACCCGATGCCTGAGAGCAGACGGAGGCATGAAATCACGCAAGACACAGAAGTGCCACCAAAACGTTCTCGTTTTCTATAAAGGCGAAATGGACGAAATCAAGAAGACGTTCGAGGATATGCGACAGCCCGAAAAGATGCACTCCAACGTTCTGGTATTCTACAAGGGCGACCCGAAACACGTCCAAGACCATTTCCAGCCTATCGAATACAACGAGGAAGAAGCGCAACAGCTTGCGGACACCTTCAACAGCGTAGCACCAGCAGGAGAGGAAGAGCAACCAGCAGAGGAAGGAGGGCAGAGCGATGAAGGCACAGACGATTGATATCAGCAGAACAGCGAAGGCAATCCGTGCCTGCATCATCAAGCGGCACATGGAAGAGAACCACATCGACCGCTGCGTCTGTTTCTCCTGCGGCAACGCATCAAGAGCCATCAAGGAGGCAGGCATCCCCTGCGTTGAAATTTCTCCCGGTGGCGATTTGAGTGCGAACCGCTGGTGGAGCATGAACGAGATACGCAACACCTTCCCCGATTTCTTCGATGCAACCAGCGGACACCTGCCAATGGATATGATGAACCAACTGGCAGCGGAATACAGAATTATCCTTTCCGACACCATCAAGGAGGGACAGACCTACACCATACCGACCGGAAGCGGAGAGACCGTAATCTGCCTGCGGATGGCTTTCCCTAAATCGCAGTTCATCGCGCAATGGGATAACCAAGACCCAAGCTGCGAGTACTCAGACCAAGCACCGATGGTACAACTGGTAAAAGCAACCGGGGAATGGGAGATAATAAACGGATAAGACGATATGCGAGCGTATGCGGCACGTTCTCAAACTATGCGCATAACTAAGCGTGCTTGAAACGTTCGAGCCGTGTGCACGAAATTCGCAGAAAATAACCGCCAAGGGAGCGGAAACGAAAAAGGCAGGAGATTAACCCCTGCCCATCGCTTTGAGAATACACTGGTTGATGAAGCCGCTGCGGTCTTTCTTATCGACCCCTGCCAAGATGTTAGCCACGTCCTCGGTAGCACCGAAATAGAATGTTGCAGCGTATTTCTTCGTTCGCCCTGCACCCTTGCGAGCACCTCCCCAAGATTTGGAGGTAGTTTCATTCGTAGTACTCATAATGTTAAAAATTTGGTGATATGAAAATTAATTCGTAAATTTGCAAACGAAATCCCAAAGTGGGGTGGTGGTTCGAGCACCACCCCTTGGAATAATCAAAACCCTCAGAGCTCAATCGTGAAGGTTATTTTGATTTTCCAAATCCTAATCGAAATGTAAGTTCTCATAAGGCTTTGGGATTTCATTTTACTTTTCCCTCATCCTCGGAGGGTTTCAGTAAATAAGGACTCTTCCCTTATTACGTTTGCAAAGATACGAAATTTATTTGAAATATGCAAGTTTTTCAAGTAGAATTTTTATAAAAAATCAAATAAATTTCAAGAAATCAAAATATGCCACAAGGTAACAACAATAAGCATCGAGCACAGAAAATCGACATCGAGAACCGCCTGCAGATTATCGCACCCCTATACCGCAGAGGATGGACGGAGCGAGAAATCACGGCAGAGGTTCGCAAGCGGCTCGACAGACCGAAATACAATCAAGCACACTGCGACATTCAGCGGTTATTGAAGGAGTGGAGGGAAGAGCGGCTTACCGACACGGACGAAAAAATAACCAGCGAGGTGGCAAGGTTGAAGCTGGTAATACGTGAAGCCTGGGAAGCCTGGGAGAAGTCGAAGGAAGACTACCACTTGCAGAAATCAACCCAGCATGGACAGCCTTTATTTGATGAGCGAGGAAAGCAGATTTCAATCGAGACCGTCAAGGCGATAATGTACGATGCCGAGAAGCGAGGATTCGGAGAACCACGCTACCTCGACATCATCATCAAGGCAGAGACGCAAATCTGCAAGCTGCTCGGACTGGATAAGGTCGTGCTCGACCTGAACGCAGGCTTCCAAGGCGGCATCGAGGTACGCTACATCAACTCGGGACACCAGTGCGCATCCAGCGAGCAGGAAGTAATCGAGCGTGAGGGATTGGATAAAGAATAATTTTTTTACCATAATTTTGTTTTAAGTTTTATTGTTTGTAAGAATGGCACTATTTGACGTTATTGGTGAACTTTATGCCCCGAATGCGGACGTGAAGCCAAGGTTTCTAGTAAACCAAGGAGGCACGTCCTCGGGGAAGACATACACCATTATGCAGCGTCTTATAGTGCTTTCTTTTGAGCACCCCATGGCAATTATCACGGTGTGCGGTCAAGACCTCCCGAACTTGAAAGTGGGAGCCATGCGAGACCTCGACACCATCCTGCACTCAAGGGCAGAGTTGCTGGACTGGTTCAAGAACAACAAGAGCGACAGCAGCTACCGAGGAAAGAACGGCTCAATCATCGAGTTCAAGAGTTACCAGGATGCGCAGGACGCTAAGAACGGTAAGCGTGACTACCTGTTCGTGAACGAGGCAAACGGTGTGCCCTACGAAGTGTTTTGGCAGCTAGCAATCCGAACCCGAAAGCAGGTGTTCATCGACTACAACCCAAGCGCAAGGTTTTGGGTGCACAACAACATCATCGGCAGGGATGATTGCAGATTAATCCTGAGCGACCACCGAAACAACCGATTCCTGACTGAGCAGGAACACAAGAAAATTGAAGAGATTGACGACCCCGAACTGTGGCGAGTTTACGCAAGAGGACTGACCGGAAAGATAACCGGGCTTATCTTCACCAACTGGGGCATCGTTGACAAGCTGCCACCAAGGGATGAGTGGAAGATGGAATGCAGGGGTATGGACTTCGGATTCACCAACGACCCAACTGCGCTGGAGCACGTTATATTGGCGCACGGAGAGTTATGGGTGGACGAAGAAATCTACCAGCCTGGAATGACGAACGATGACATCGCAGACCGATGCAAGGAACAAGGACGGACGAAACGTGACCTTATCATTGCGGATTCGGCAGAGCCTAAGAGCATTCAGGAGATACACAACCGAGGGCTGTGGATAATCGGCAGCACCAAGGGAGCGGACAGCATCAACAACGGCATCGACATCTTGAAGCGTTTCCGCATCAACATAACCAGACGCAGCCACGGCATAATCGGGAACATGCAGCAATACAAGTGGAAGAAGTCAAGGGATGGAGAGACAACGAACCAGCCTATAGACGCATTTAACCACGGCATAGACGCAATACGATACGTAGCCTTAAAGAAGTTATCCGTAGCGAGCCATGGAACGGCTAGGGCGCACGTATTGAGACAAAGATAACGACAAAATTATAAAGCGTATGGATAATAACACTACATTCAAGTACTGGCTGGCAGTGGCAAGACACACCAGCTATAAAATCGGCAAGCAGTCACGACCAGCGTTTGTCGGAGGGAAACAAGTGCCCGACAATCTCAACCAGCTATCCATCGGGCAGCTGATAGACCTTTCCCAGCTATCAGACAGCGAAGAAAGTCTGTATCAGATAGTGACAACCGTCCTCGGTCTGAGCCACAAGGAAGTGGAGCAGGCTAGGGCGGTTGATGTCGTTATGCTCATCGGCTGGGTAACATCAGAGGTCGAGCGCATCAACAAGCTCTTCGAGAGCACAGACACAGCGAAGCCAACAAGACTGGAGAAGGAGGCAGGCATCGATACCCTGCGGTTCGGACTATTCGGCATGCTGGACTGGTATGCGGTAAGGATGGGCATCAGCGACCACGACCAAGTTCTGAAAACACCATGGCTTCGCATCTACAAGTGCATGGAAATGGACAACAAGAGAAGCGTGTACGAGCGAAACCTGCAGAAGTTGCAAGCGGAGGAAATGAAACGTAAATCTAGATAATTATGGCAACAATCAGAGAAACATTGAAGCAGCTGGCAGCAGACACGCTACCAGACTACACCTACCTATTCGAAGACTGGGACACAGCAGACACCAAGCTGGAGAAACTGAGCTATCCGGCAATCGTCTGCATCATCCCAGCCAGCGGCACGACAGAGATACGCAACGGCAGGGTATACGACACCGTGAACGTTGTCCTGGCTTATCTCGACACCGTACCGAGGGCAGCGGAAGGAGAAGACAACGGAGAGTGCATCGACCGAATGAAGGTGGCAGGGGCAAGGATGATACGAGCCATCAATCAGTCGCACCAGTTCGAACCATTGGAAGGGCAGCAGTACTACGAGACCATCATCGAGCGTTTGAGCACGATCGTGTCTGGCGTAATGTACTCCCTGCAACTGACACAGAGCATAGGAGGGTGTGAGGTATGAGCAAGGGAGGTATTCAATTCGACCCCAAGGCGGCATCGCTCATCATGCGTGAGGAAGTGGAGAGAGCACGGCAGCTTATCATCAACCACATTCGTATCAACGGACAGAACGCATCAGGGCGAACGATAGCTAGCCTAAAGGTGGAGCAGCCCAGCGAGGAAGAAACCATCCTTTGGGGACACAAGCCATTCGGGGTGCTCGAGACCGGACGAAGGGCAGGGAAGATACCCTACGGCTTTGCTGGCATCATCCGGCAGTGGATGAAGGACAAGGGACTGCACGGCAGACCTATTCCCTACAAAACCAAGCGGCAGCACAAGTATACACCACAAGAACGTGGCGACATGAGCATGGCAGGAGCCATCGCCCACACCATCGCCAACAAGGGTTCTAAACTGCACCGGACTGGCGGCAGGGATGACGTATACAGCAACGTTGTGCCCGACACGATGAAGCGGCTCGGGCAGCGACTTATTTTCTTAATCCACCAGTCGGTGGGAAGTATCAAACTAAACAATGAGACGGTATGAGACAGACAACGAAAAACAATATCACGATGCAATACCCGGACGCTGTAGGCTTCGCTTTCCTTCCCTGCATCATCAAGGCGAGCGGCTCGGGTGTTGCGAGCATCGAGGCAACCATCAGCAGGGAGACCAAGACGTACACGTACAGCGTGGAAGCTTTTGCGGATAATTGCATCATGGACTACCGGGAATATGTGCAGGCACTCTTCGATGGCATCAGCTTCGGAAACCTTGACTACAGCAGGGAGAGCCAGAAGAGCAACCTCGGGGCGGTGTTCGATGTTTCCGTGAAGGTCAAGAACAGCGAGGGGAGCGACCTTGCGACATTCAGCTACACGACCTTCTACGTGTGGGGAGCGATGAGGGCAGGAGAGACGTGGAACGCAAACAAGAAGCTAACATGGTTCACGAACTTTCCATTCTCCTTCGGGCTATACATCAACGAGGAAACCAGCCTTCTTGTGTATGCGGACGGAAGGGTGACGAATAAGCACCTAGACATCGCAGAGCAGGGTATTTTCGAGATTACCAGCAAGGTTCTTAAGGCAGGAGCGAAATCCTACTCTATCAAGGACTATGACGGAAAGATACAGCAGGCGACTTTCGACACGACCTTCGATTTCACGTTCTATCTAAAGACTAGCAGCAAGTATACTGAACTGGCAGCCATCAAGACCGACAACACGGAAAAGGGTATCTACCTGCGTTGGGTTGATCGTCACGGCTTTTATCGCTACTGGCTATTCACGCAAGGCGATGAGAGCAGGGCGATAAGCAGCGACACCAGCTTTGTACGCAACAACCTCGGAGAGTATGACGATACGATATTCGGCTACCTCGGAGCGAACGGCAGAAGGCAGGGATACGGCAGGGAGGACACCATACCACTTTGCGCACCATTGGTAGACCGAGATACTTTCGATTTCCTGCAAGACCTAGCCAGCAGCCCGGTCGTGGATATGTACCTCGGTGGCGACAAGTGGCAGAGTGTGACAATCAAGGCAGGAACCTACACCAAGACAACAGCAGAGTTGCAGGATTTCGTCTGCAACCTAGTTATTAACAATACACAGATTCAGCAGCTATGACAGACCAGCAACTATACATAGACGGTGTTCTTATGGATATGAGCGAGGATTCGGCAATCACGCTCGACATAAAGAGCAACCTTTTCCGTGACATCACGAAAATGACCGCCAACACAACATACACCATCAACCTGCCCAAGACAGCGCACAATATGGCGGTGCTGGAGTTTGCCGGAAAACCGAGCACCAGCAGCAAATACCCCTATATTTTCCACACAGCACGTTATTTCCGTAACGGCTTGGAGATTATCCACAGCGGAAGGGCAAGCGTTCTGAGCGTTAAGGAAACAATCGAAATTTCGATTTATTGGGGATTGTTCCAAGCATTGGCAACGCTGCAATCGTCCGACCTAAAGCTGAACGAACTGAATTGCACGAAGTATCTGCGGTTCACCAAAAACAACAGCTACGACACCTACGAGAAGGCAATAGCGGATGGAGTATTCTATGGAAGATACGAAACGGCAGTGGCTAAGACTTCAAGCGATGAATGGTATGGATACGACCGCAGCGTGGGAAGGAACAGTGACACGACATACTCACTCGTTGAAGGTAAGATAAGAACTGGAACAGAAGCCGGAAAGTATGTATCGGGCGAGGTTTTGACCGATGAGACATACCAGTGTGCAATCATACCTTTCGAGGCTGGAATGAGAGCCACCATCAGAAATGTTTTAGGCAAGGGACAATTCCGGACATGGGCAATACTCGACACCAACAAGAACGTTATTAGCCTTGCCGATGATTCCGGGAAGACAGAAAAAGAGACTTATCCGGTACTACCAGCTCCAGATCCTATTCTCGGAATGTTTGTTGATGCCGGGGCATGTATCGCCAATCTCGAAACGAGCGTTGCCATGGAGACAATATCCATCAGGGTTCGGGCAGAGAAGGCTGGCTCTGTCGAATACGGAGCACTCGATACGAAGACCGGAGAGACAACACCATGGGGAACGTATGAGATAAATGCAGCCGGAGAAACAGAGTTCAACGTGGTAAAGAGTAAGCCTTCCGGTCTCCTCGTATACATCAAGCCTTCTGTAGATAAGATGGTAAGTATGGCGATAAGCACGGCTGTGGCGGCTTATTATCTCTCGGACGGTAAGTTATCCCAAGTGCAGGCAGGTGGAGCGTACAGCGTTAAATATACCAGCGAGAGCATGCCTATCGATGTAGACCTGCAAGCACCAGCAACAGCGGAATGGCTTATCATCAACGCAATCAAAGCATACAGCACTGGCACGACAATTCTTGTTAAGAGTAAAAGCGAGACGGAGAGCAATTCGAGAGAGAGCAGTGGTACGTTTGATAGAAGCGGCTCTTTTGGTGGAGGTGGCTCTTTTGGTAGTTCCTGGAGCAATGGAACAATCCAGCCAAGCGTCACGGCAAAGTATATCCTAGACCTAATTACGGCACAGACTGGTGTGGCATTCGGCTGGAGCAATCAAGCGAAAGAAATCATAAAGGGACTTGCTGTACCACTGATTACAAGGAAGGCAGATGCGCAGACGGTTGTAGGCAGCTTGGAGGGCACTTTTTTCCAAACAGATAGTCTCGGTATTCTCGACTTCCAACCAACGAGCCTATCGGAGGTATTCGATGGGCTGGAGATTGGGCACAGATACAGTCAGCTGAATGTTAAGATTGCCTGCAAGATGATTTTTGATGTTCAGATGAACTGGTCGTGGGACGCATCGAAGGTTACACCTAGTGGGCACAAATCATGGAGTTTTGGCGAGGGAAGTACTGAGTGGCAGGCATTCTACTCCTATCCACCGAATTACATCGAAATGAAGGTTAAGCACAAGAACGATGACGGAACTTGGACGGAAACTCCATATATTGCAGGATTGCAGCAGAGTGAATCATCTAGCGGATATGTGACTGATTATGAATCGAACAAGGTAAACGGAAGATTCATACATCTTGTAGCAGGACGAGGGGAGATAGATTTGGAAGAGGGCGACATCGTAACCTTCGAAATGAAGCACCCGAAAAACCAGGCATTAATTGGATTGAAGTGTTACAACGGACGGTTGACTGCCAGCATCAAGCAGAGCGATGAAGTACCATACGGTGGTAATTTCCCTATCGGTAAGAACCTGCCCGACATCAAGGTAACTGACTTCTTGAAGTGTATCTGCATTCTGACATCAACGTTTCCAAGCCAGCGGTTTATTGGTGGAACACTTACGTTTGCCGACATCGTGAACCTTTGGGAAGCCAAGGCGCAAGCGGTGGACTGGACGAAGAAGCTCATCCCGAGCGAAGCCAGCAACCATCCAAGGCAGACCGATTTCAGTGTAGAGGACTACTGCCAGCACAATATCTACAAGTGGAAGGAAGACGACACCGTATATCAGCAGCACGATGCGGATATGACTATAGACAACAAGACGCTGGAGTATACGCAAGACGTCTGTACGCTACCTTTTGCAGCCACGGACGGAAACCGCATACCGATATACGAATGGGAAAGCAAGCAATCCACGTTTAACAACACAACGATCACCATCCAAGTCGCAACGAAATACAAGGCATGTAAAGACCGAATAGTGAACCTGACGAAGAACGATGCCGGCTATGCGGAATTGGCTTTCAACATCGACCTTCAGGACATCTTCGACAACAAGCTGGAGAAGTTGAGAAAGACGGTGGCGAACCCACACCATATTGTGGAGCGGTTCAACCTATCCGATTTGGAGATACTGAACTTTGACGAGACGAAGCCAGTATACCTTGCCCAGTACGGAGCGTATTTTGCGGTTCTCGAAATCAAGACAACAAACAGCGGATATTGCGAGGTTACAATGATAGAGTTGAACAACTAAAAAGAAAAAACTATGGTAAGTGAAGACAAACAGCAGATTCTTGACATCAAGGTCAAGTACGAGGATGCAATCTATGGCATCATCAGATACAAGGAAAAGATAGACCAGTTGAAGGCAAGTATCAAGGACTTGCAGCAGCAGGAAAAAGACAAGACCATCACGACAAACGAAATGAAGGTGCAGACGGAAGCCATCAACGCAACCATCAAGGAGTACCAGTACAACGTGCGTGCCCTGCAGAAGGAAATCCAGAACAACGTGCGCACAGAGAACGAGCAGGAGGGCAGCTTGAAACAGCTGCGTGCCCAGCTTTCAAATGCCACCAAGGCTTACGATGAGATGAGCCGTGCCGAGCGTGATAGTTCCAAGGGTCAGGAGATGCAGGAGCATATTCAAGACTTGATAGAGGAGCTGAAAGAGGCTGAGGAGGCTACTGGAAGATTCCAGCGCAGTGTCGGCAGCTATTACGATTCAATGATGAAGGCGGCTGACGACCTGCAGAACACCGAGTTTTTCGGTTTTGATGTTGTTGATGATACTGGAATCGGAAAGGTTATGGAAATGGGAAAGTCCGTGGAAGACCTAAAGGTAAAGTTTGGTGCGTTGAAAAATACGGCTCTTTCCTTATTGACCAACCCTTATTTCCTAGCCATGGCAGGTGTGGCTGGTGTCGGAATGGCTTTCAAATGGTTCTATGACTACAACAAGGGCATAGAGGAAGCCACACGCAAGACCATGCAGTTCACTGGGCTTTTCGGTGACGAAATGAAATCAGTGAGAAATCAAGCCTTGGCAATCAGCGAGACGTTTTCCGTTGATTTTGGCGAAACCTTGCAATCCGCAAATGTAATGAGCAAGCAGTTTGGCATCAGTGTATCAGAATCGCTAAAGCTCTTGCAAGATGGCTTTGTGGCTGGTGCGAATGCTAGTGATGAGTTCCTAGAGAACGTGAAGGAATACCCAACGTACCTAAAGGAAGCTGGATTGAATGCTGAGCAATTCGTGGCTATATCAACCAACGCCACCAAGCAGGGAATATTCTCTGATAAGGGTCTTGACACCATCAAGGAGGGTAATCTTAGACTTCGAGAGATGACCACCGCAACAGCAGCCGCATTGGATGGCATAGGTATATCAAGCGAGAAAGTTCAGAAAGAACTGCAAAACGGTAGCAAGACCACATTTGACATCATGCAGGAGGTCGGAAACAAGCTGAAGGAGTACCCTGCTTCATCAGCCAAGGTAGGAAAAGCCATCGCAGATATATTTGGAGGTCCTGGCGAGGATGCAGGTCTAAAGTACATCGAGACCCTCGGAGACATTGAGATGAACATGGATAAGGTCAAGGAACAATCCAGTGATGTTGCCAAGGCTCAGGAAAAGCAGGTGGAAGCCAACAAGCGTTTGAAGGATACCGCAAGTGCACTCTTTGACGTTACTGGTGGCGGCTTCGAAATGATGAAGGCTCAGGCGGCAACATTCGTGAGCAACCATCTAACGAAACTATTGAGGGCAATCATCAACCTTTATAACCAAAGCGTGGCATTTAGGGGATTGATTCAGTTGATAGGCTTTGCGTTTAAGTCTGTCGGGCAGGTTGCCTTGGTTGCCTTCAACATCATCATAGATGCCATTAAGCTTGTTGCAAGACCAGCGAGGGGACTGTTGCAGATGTTTGAGGGCTTTTTCTCCTTTGACGTGAAGAAGATGCGAGATGGTTTTAACTCCGTCTTTTCGGGTCTTGGCAATACCGTGAAGGAGGCTTGGGGAGACTTGAAGAAATTCGGCAGCGGAATGGCTGATGCTATCGTGGGTGGCATGAAGAATACTTTTAATCATGCTAACATCAAGATACCAGTCAGCGCAGATGCACCATCCATGGCGACCGCCACAACCGACAATACAAAGCTCAAGGACGGCACTAATATCGCCAGCACTACCCCTAAGACCAAGAAGGAGAAGGCAGCAGCCGACAAGGCGGCAAAGGCAGAAGCAGAGCGCAGGAAGAAGCAGGAAAAGGAATTGCAGGAAGCGATTGCGCTTATACAGTACAAGTACAACGAGCAAGTAATGGATGCTAAGAAGCGATACCTCGCAGGCATGTACGACAACGAGCGAGACTACAGCAACGACCTCGAACAGCTGGAGAAGAACATGGTAGCGAGGAGCATTGACGCATATGTGGCGGCTGGTGAGATAGGAGCGGAAAAGGCGCAGGAAATGCAGGCAAAACTTCTCGACATAATGATAAAGGCGAAAGCGGACTTGAAGAACCAAGCAAAAGAGATTGTGGACGAACTCAACAAGGAGTTCGAGGAAGCAGAGAAGAAGCGAAGGGATGCGGACATCATGAACGGTGGCACTGGAGAGGAAGACGATGCAGCCAAGCTGGAGAGATACAAGACTTTCCTTCAGAGCAAACTGGACGCATACAAGGACTATGCAGCCGTGCAGGAACAGCTCCAGAAAGACCTGAGCGATACTAACGTGGAAATACAAAAGAATGAGAATGATAAAAAGAAGCAGTTGACAGAAGAACAACTTCAAAACATGAAAAGCTATATTTTGGCTGTTGGAGATGCTTTTGTCGATTTCTTTAATAGTGAAGATAAATCTTTTCATTCTTTTCTGAAATCTTTACTTAGCTCTTTGCTGGATGCCGTAGAGATAGCCATGGAGGCACAATACATTGAAATCCTAGGAAGAGGCTTAGCTAAACTCGGATGGGCAGGCGTGGCAGACGCAGCAGCGAAACTCGCATTGCTTAAAGCAGCATTCGCAGGAGCGAAAGCACTCGTCAAGGGATTCTCCACTGGTGGCTACGTCCAAGGCTCGGGCACTGGAACCAGCGACAGCATCCCGGCAAGGCTCTCAAATGGCGAGAGCGTAATGACAGCCAAGGCGACTTCAATGTTCAGTCCGATATTATCCGCATTCAACCAGTTAGGAGGTGGTGTTCCTATCGTAGTAAACAACGGAGGCAGCAACATCGGCATGGATATGCTGGCGGCAGCGGTTGCCAGAGGTTATCAGATGGCTCCCCAGCCAGTAGTGAGCGTTGAGGAAATAAACCGAACCCAGCGTAGAGTGCAGACGATAGAGACTATCGGCAGGATTTAAAGTGTAGTTATTTCTTTAAGATTTGCGTTCTGAGCGGTTTTTGCTTAAAGGTGGTAAAGTTACACACCCAAGGCAATAAAAGTCGCTTAGAGCGCAAAATTTGGGCTTGTTTAGAAAAATTAACTGCTTATAAGATAAACATATCGGAAAATATCGTATCTTTGCAGCGTTTTAAAACTTAAAAAATCAAGATTCAATGGCAAAACTCAGAATATACAACGACATAGACTGCCAAGACAATAAGTTCTGGTATCAATGGTGGGGAGGCGATTGCGTATGTTTTCAGGATATAGATGCTTTTGCGGCAAGCATACCGAAAGATGATGATTCCATCGATATGCGCATCTTCTGCAATGGCGGCTCTGTGGTCGAAGGTTGGGCGATTTACGACCGACTGCGACAGAGCGGAAAGAAGATTTCCTGCACCGTGGAGGGCAAGGCAGCATCCATGGCAACAATCATCATGCTTGCAGCACCAAAGGAGAGCCGCAAGGCATACGAGAACGCTGCCTTCCTGCTGCATAATCCGTGGGTTCCTGGCTGGGGGTTGGGCGACCAGCTGAACGCAAAGGACTTGAAGAACCTGGGCGAGGAAATGCAGATGTGGCAGGATAAGATGGTGGACGCATACGTAGAGCGGTGCGAGTGCGACCGGGAAGAGATTCAAGCCTTGATGGATAAGGACATCTTCATCAACACCAGCGAGGCTTTGCGCCTAGGTCTTATCAGCAGCACCATTGTACCACTCAGCGCAAGCGCATCAAAACGCAACATAGAAAATTTTATTAATTCAAAACAAAATCCAAAAGCAATGGAGAAGAAAACAGAAGTAAAGGCTTCTCTCCTCGACCAGATTCTCGCCAAGTTGGGCGTGAAGACACTGGAGGAAGCAGAGCAGGCGGTGGCAGAGCCACAAGCCAAGGCAGAGCCAAAGGCGATGGAACTCAACACAGCAGACGGACAGACACTGACCGTTGAGCGTGAAGAGGGAGATCCACAAGTTGGCGACAAGGCAAGTCCGGACGGAACGTTTGAAATGCCGGACGGTAAGACAATTGTTGTCGAAGACGGTGTAATTACCGACATTCAGACCGCAGGCAATGAAGGCGGTGAAGGCGGTGAGGGCGGCAGCGCATCAAGCACCGACAACGAAACCGTAGCCAAGTTGAAGCAGCAGGTTGCAGCACTCAAGCAGCAGTTGAACGACACCAAGGCGCAGCTGGCAGGCGCACAGAAACTCGAAAAGAGCAAGGAAGACATGCGCATCCTGAATGCCGTGAAGATGGCAGGCGGTGCTGAGAAGGTGTTGGCAGGCTACAGCAGCCACTACCAGCCAGCGCAGCGACAGCCAAGCGGCAAGGGCGCAGGCGACAACGTGAACGCTGTCGAGGAAGGCAAGAACGCCATCAAGGAGAGACTTGCAAAGCTCCACAAAAAGGGCAAGAAATAATCAAGTATTAACCCATTAAATCAAAAGAAAATAATGGCAGGATTTACAAAACAGCAGCTCGAGAACCTTAAACTCGAGCCGGAAAACCTCGCAAGCATCAAGGATGCAGTGCAGGAAACCTTCTACAACGATGAAGACTTCTCTTCATTCGTGAACATCCAGAAGGTCAAAGAGAAAGACCCTATCGCTCTTCTCGGAGAGATGGAAATGGTAGGTAAGAAGGGTGGCGGTTGCGACCCTACCTATGAGGAGAAGGGTATCGCTAACTCCCAGAAGCGTTGGGAACTCGGACAGTGGGAAATCCCTATTAAGATTTGCTACGAGGCATTGAAGGGAACAATCGCAGAATACAGTCTCAAGACTGGCACAGCCATTGGCGACCTCACCAGCACCGACTTTATGACAATCTATGCCGATGCACTCCAGCGAGCCATGCAGCAGATGATTTGGCGTTTCGGCTGGTTTGGTGACAAGGAAGCAGCACTGGCAGGTTCAGGTGGCGGCAAGCTGACAGCAGACTTAGATGTCAGTAATTTCAACGTCTGCGATGGTCTCTTCAAGCGCATCTTTACAGCCACAGCGACCAAACATACAGCCATCGCAGCCAACAGCGAGACCACGGCAGCATTGCAGATTTCTGCATTGCGCAAGAGTGGTGCGGCTACTACACTTGTAGACACCGTCCTGATGGATACAGACACACGTATCGTTGACGACAGCGATGCCGTATTGCTCATGACACGCTCGCTTGCTGACGCATTGACCTACGACCTCAAGAAGACCTACCACGACATTATGCCATGGGAGAAGTTGTTCGATGGCTTCGAAGTAGCGACCTACAATGGAGTGAAGATTGCACGTGTCGGCATTTGGGACAGAATGATTAAAGCATACGAGAAGGGCGAGGCTACAGTCAATCTTCCACACCGCGCGGTATTCTGCAATCCGAAGCACCTTATGATTGGTACAGATGCAGACAATTTAATCAGCGACCTCGACATCTGGTTCGACCAGAAGGAGCGCAGAAACTATCTCTATGCTACCGGTAAGATTGGCACAGCTCTCCTTGAAGAGGACATGATCCATGCGGCTTACTAATCGCTCCAAATTTTCAGTTTAGTATTAAGTTATTTTAATAATCCTCAACACCCACAAAACGGTGTTGGGGATATAACAATTAAAAACGAATTAATATGGCAACAACTTGCGAGAGCCTTATCGCCCAGGACATCATCATCCCTTGCGAAGACCAAGTTACAAAGGGACTTGAGGGCGATGGACTTATCATCAACCGAGACGACATCGACTTCACCAAGTCCGTTGTCGAAGGCAATACAATTAAAACATTGGTCTTGAAGACTGGCAAGAAAGCATACGCCATCCGGCAGGAAGGCAGCAAGCCATTCACTGGAACCAAGACCGAACTGACCGTTGGTACGTACCGCAACAGCTGGAAGAACACCGTGGCAATCGTGGTGCTGGCGAACACACCCGAAGTTTGCGCAAATATCATTGACGGCTTAGCGAACGGAAAGTATGTTATCATCCTGCGCAACCTTTCAAAGGGAGCGGACGGAAGTGCAGAGTACCAGGTATTCGGATATGCGCAGGCACTGAAGGCAAGCGCAGGCGAGAACGACAAGTACTCGGACGACACCGAGGGCGGCTGGCTTATCACGCTTGAAGAGGAGAGCGTACCGAAGGCAGCTTATTTCTTCTTCGACACAGACAGCGAGACCACGGCAGCCAAGTACGCCAGTCTGACAACAGCAGCCGTAGGAGGTTAAGCCATGACCTACGAGGAAGCAACAGCAAAGGTCGGGGAGTTGAAGGCACGTTTCGACAGTCCATTTGATGCAACCGACAAGGCAGTTATAGAAACTCTATATTCCGAGGTGATACGCAAGCGGTTTGTACCGACAACCTGCCAGCAGTGTTACCACGATGCTTTGATTGAAATTTATCTAAAACTCAAAAAAGAAAAGGCAATGCCAAAAACATGTAATTATGCAATGAAGGCAGGTTTCATCATTTCCTGCCCGGACTTCTACCATGGTAAGATTTTCACGAACGAGAACCTGACCGACAAGGTAGCGCACGAATATCTGACGAAGTACCCACACATGGAAAGCTACTTTCAGAAGATACCCAGCGATGAACTCATCGAGAACAAGCAGCAGCCAGAAGGCAGCGACAGCGGTGCAGATGATACCACCGGGAAAGATCCTGCCGAAAAAGCAGCAGGCAGCGACAAGAAAAAAGACCTCGACCAAGCCGAGAAAGCAGGCAAGGAAGAGTAACAAAACAACAAGTAAAACGACACAAGCAGTATGAACGTTAAGACAGTTAAGAAGCCAAAGCGAAGGGTTGATATTGGCTACGTCAGCCGATTCAAGATGCAGGCATACGGATATGATAATCTATATCCGCAGAACCTCGCACGCATCACGGAAGCCAGCGGAACGGCAATGCTGTGCCTTAACCGCTACGCCCGATTCATTGAGGGCTACGGCTTTGACAGCGACATTCTAGCAGCGTTAGCGATGAACCAGCAAGGGGACACGGCAGACGATTTGCTTCGGAACGTAGCGCAAGACCTCGCACGCTTTGGAGGCTTTGCCCTTCATGTAAACTACAACGTTCTAGGGCAGGTGTCGAGCGTGAGCCACGTACCCTTTGAGAATTGCCGCCTTGAAGAGACGGACGACAAGGGGAACGTGGCGCACGTCTTGCTGCATCCAGACTGGGAGCAGAAGAAAACGAGGAACGGAAAGCGGTTGATGGTGAACGAGAAGACTATTGAGCGCATCAACGTCTTCAACCCCGACCCCGACATCGTTCTTGAACAGATTGAGAACGCTGGCGGCATCGACAGCTACAAGGGGCAGGTTCTGTGGATGAGCCTAGACGGAAAGTTCATCTATCCGACAGCCAGCTACGATTCAGCCATCACGGAGATTTCGACCGATGAGGGACTGGGAAACGTGAAGATGCGAAACGTCCGCAACAACTTCCTCGTATCGTGTATGCTCGTAACCAAGAAGGGCGTTCCGAAGTTCAACGAGGAAGGCGAAGAGGTAGAGAGCGGACAGATGATTTCAGACGAAGACCTTTTGCAGTTCCAAGGGGACGAGAACACAGCGAAGATTCTTGCGGTCGAGGTGGAGAACGAGGAAGACGAACCGAAGGTTGTGGCTTTCCCTACGAAGAACTTCGACAAGGAGTTTTCCGTAACTGACAGCAGCGTTATCGAGCGCATATACGCACAGTTCCACCAAGAACTCTTCTACTCCATCCGTATTGGCAAGCTTGGATTCAGCGGACAAGTTATGCAGGATGCCTACGAATACTATGCCGGAGAGGTGACAACCGAGCAGCGTTTCATCGAGCGAGCCTTCAAGAAGATTTTCAACAGCTGGCACGCCCCAGCCATTCAGAACCTAGACCCAAAGCTACAGCCGCTAAAGTATATCAGCAGCGAGGTGGCAGGGAACAACACGATAGATGATTGAGCCTATGGGAGAACAAAGAAAACAACTTATTACGGTTGATCAGTTCCGAGAACTGGCACGACCGACCAGCACACACCTAGATGAGGATGAAGTGAACGCATACATTCGGGAATGCGAAGATGCAAACATTATACCAGCCATCGGGTGGGAGCGGTTCAAGGCAGCGACCGAGCAGGGAGAGTGGGGCGATTCAGTATTGCCCGATTTCGAGCCTGCAACTTTCCTGGACGGTGGCGAATACACCATCAAGAAGGAGGGCGATTGCAGCCAAGACGAAACCAAGGTGCAGAAGTACACCAACGGAATATGCAAAGCACTCGCTTATTTCACGTATGCGAGACTTTTTCGTGCCGATGGCACAATTATAAGCCGAGCAGGTGGAATGCGCCACAGAGACGATTATTCAGACCATGTTCAAGATTTGTCGAACAACAAGCAATACAACGACATCATGGATATGGCGGAAAGATATTTATCAGATACCCTTGAATACCTCAAGGTATTCACCTCGAAAGGTGAAGTGAAGGCACAGCGAGGAACGAGGGCGCACATTCACGCAATAGGAGAATAATATATGGCAACAATAGACGAAATTAAACAGCAGGCGGCAGCGGTCAAGAACGCTACGCAGGTGGGCGAGAACACAGCCGAGAGGGTAGGCGGTGCTCTCGCTGGACTTGCGGATATTGCAGATAAGGTTTCCATCAAGGACGAGGAAGGAGCCTTGGTAGAAACTCCTTTCCGCTATATTCAGAACGAGGAATATATTTTTGCCAAGGTAGATGCAGAAGAGAAACTTCTCTTCGGCATTCATTGGGATGGCACTCCTGAGTTTGGCAAGACAAGTGCTGTAGAGGATAGATTGCATTCACAAGTAACTCATCTTGCAGAGAAAATAGCAACCATCATGGGTGATGAGGACACAACCAGTGTTATTGATACCATTAATGAGTTGAAGAAGTTCTTCGCAAAAATAGAGAATACAGAGACCCTTACTTCCATCTTGGCTAATCTTGATAAGACAACTATTAAGGATGAGGAAGGTAATGTTCAAGATACTCCATTCAGGGTAATCGAGAGTCCAGAATATCTGGCTCTCGAAACTGATGAAGAAGATAAGGTACTTGCTGCTACTTATCCTGATGGTAGTCACTATGCACATAACATGAGGTCAGAAACTATTGATGCTTTGGAGAATAAGGTTTCAAAGATTAACGATGATACAAAATCATTAAATGATAATGTTCAGAATATTAGTCAGAAAATAGAAACTATTTCTCGCGTAGATGTGTATAGTAGGAATGCTAATAATATACCTCTATTGCAAAGTGCTTGTAGATACAATAATGGAAAGAAAGATTTTCTTATGTGTATAATAGCTGATTCACATTCTGAAGAACAAGCCGTTCAAAATGCTGTAGCTTTAACAAATAAGATTGATGTTATTGATGCAATTATACATTGCGGAGATATTACAGCCACTCGGTTTGATAAAACACAGATTCTCAATTTCTATAATGATTATAAGCATTGCGAAAAACCATGGCTTGTTGTTATAGGAAATCATGATGTTGGTAACACTATGTATCTTCAATATAGTGCCACTCATGAGGAGATATTTCAATATTATATTAAGCCTATGATAGATGGAGGTATTCTTAATAATGGTGAATACCAAGAAGGGAAGCCGTACTATTTCCATGATTTTACTGATAGAAAAATTAGAGTAATAGTTCCTTATGAATATGACAATCCTCTGGATGTGGCAGATAATGAATATTGGAATAGCATTGATTACGATGGTTCTTTGCCTCAATTAGTGCCAGGCAAAACTTATAGTGTGGGAGATAAGGTTAATTCTGGCGGTTACAAAGATAATTCATTTATATGCAAAAAAGAGGTAGTAACAATCAACAACCAGTACGACAATAATTATACTATCCCATACTACAAATCAGGTAGAGCTGCAAGAGTTATAAGAAAGGAACAAGCAGAGTGGTTAGTTAACACCCTGAAATCGACACCTGATGAATATGGTGTAATTATTGCAACGCACAATCCTGCAATGTTAAACAGCACCAACCAAATCAATTCAAAATTTGCTGTAGATACTGCATATAAAGGTGTTACCCAAGGTCAATATGCAATTGAGACAGATTTAATATCTGAAATCGTAAATGCCTTTATTAAAAAGATACAACTATCTTTAAAGGTTGTTATGAAAAGTGCAAATTGGTACAAGGCAGATGCAAGCTACATGAATATTCTTGGTGATACTGGAGAAAAATATGCTTATCAAATAGAAGCAGATTTTTCACATATTCAGAATTGTTATTTTGCATGTTATGTAGGAGGACATTCTCATAAAGATTTAGTATTCAAGCATGACACGTATGAATCACAATATGGAATAAATCCTGTATGTGCTTCAACTAATAGCGAAAACAGAGGACAAGCAGATATTGTAAACATAAACGTTGATTCGCTGAACTATGATGCGCTAACTTGTATTTCTGTGTCAAAAGGTAGGATCGCCTTGTCAAGACTTGGAAATCAACTGTCTATCAATGGTAAACATAGAGATATTGAAATCATTAATATTTAAAATTATTATATTATGAATAAATGTTTTAAAACAAAGCTTAACGGAGTGGTAAATAACCCTTCTATCTGTAAGCTAGGAGAATTAAGATTGCCTTGTGTAGGTAAACTTAACTCCCCTGCAACTATTAATGGAGACTGGAATAGTGTTGTCTATTTCCAAAAAGAGAATTTTGTTGCAGAGATAATTAGCTCAGACAATGTTACATTTACAGATGGTACTACTACATTAGAAGGTTCTACAGAAAGGATAGTGTCAAAAGATATTCTGAGTAACAAAAAATTCGTTCTCAGTTTATATCCAAAGTACGGAATAAAAACACTAAATTTTACTACGGATGCAAAATTAAATATAGCAATAGAGTCAGAATTCAATTTTGGTAAGTTGGGTGCTCTTCCTAACTTAATCTATTTACATATAGGAAATGGTTATAACGGAAACATTGATTATGTTTTGAAGAATGCTAAAAAACTTACTAGCTTGAATATTACTGGTGAGGTTGAATTTTCTATTTCTTCTATTTCGACTGTTTTAGTTTCATTACAATTACTAAATGCTGGTAGAGTAAAAGGTACAATAGCAGAAGTTGCTAAAATTGTCAATATGAAAGATTGGGGACAGACCATAAACCAATCTTCAATAGAAGGTGATTTGGCAGACGTACCTGCTAATGTTTTTTACATCAATTTACCAAATAAGGGTGTAACTTGGACAAAAGGGAAAAGAAATTCTGGAAGTATTCTAGGCATAAACGTAGACCGATATACTAGGCAACATTTTGTTTCACACGAAGATGTGGACAATATGTTTGTTGACCAATCAACTTGTACATTAGATACAAATCCTGGCAATGATACACATAATGGTGCTATTTTAAAAATTAAGGTAAACTGCCCAAATAATTATACTCCATCAAGTGAAGCCCAAGCTGCGATAAGAACTCTTTATGGTAAAGGATTAACAAGTATCATTGTAAATGGTAAAGAAATGGATGCATATAAGTAATTGAACACAAAGATGCTGAGTTTAGAAACTTAAAAATAGATATATGAAAAAGAATAAGAAACAATTACACGAAGCACTGGCTGTGCTTCTTACCAAGCTTTCATCGGCAAGGGACAATCCCCTGCTGATGGATAACTACGCAATGAAAGCCTTGCGCACGGTTCTTTTGGAATACAAGGAATCGGGCGAACTTCACGAAGCATACAAGGAACAGATACAATCCACGCTGGAGAGTGACAACCCCTGGGTAGCTATGATGATGAAGTCAATTGGCGCAGACCCTACTATTAAGAACGGCATGACCGATGAAGCCATTGACGGCATGATAGATTCGATGTTGGGAAACGATTAAAACATTTTATTTATGAATGACAAGGAGAAAGAACTATGGCGAGTTATAGACAACGTAATCAAGTGTTGTGCTATTGAACTTCAGAACGGAGAGTTGAGCATTACGAGAGAAGACGTTCTCGGCAAGTCTAGAGCTGAAAATCTCGTAATGGCAAGATCTATGGTCGTTGAGCAGATGATACATGCAGGATTCAGCATAACGACCATTGCGACCGTTCTGAACCGCACCGTTTCAGCAGTGAGACATCTGAGCAAGATGTCTTACACCTATATCAGTACGTCTCGAGTTTATCGACTTGCCACGGCACAAGCGACCCTTCTAAACAAGGACGTAGAGCCGATTTGCATTTAAGAAACAAAAAGAAAATAACCAAAATCGTTCTTTGACAATAATTCGATAAATACCCCTGCACTAACTTTTTGGAGCGAGCCAAAAATCAGAGTAACTTTGCAGCGGATTCCAATATTTGGCTTCCGTAACGTAATTAACTCAAAATTTTATGGCAGACACTATCGAGAAAGTTTATTGCACTGGGGACGGTGGCAATGACAACCTAGCAGCAGCGTTGCTCGCTAGAGGTAGAGACAATGATCCAGCGACTATGCTGGCAGCAATGAACGGTGGTATGGGTGGAGGTTGGAACAACCCATTCGCCTACATGATGATGTTAGGAATGTTCCGCTTCATGTACGGTGATGGCTGGAACGGACAGAACGGCAACATTCAGCGTTCCGAAATCCAGTCTCAGATTGACAGCCTTCGCAACCAGATGGCAGACAACCACAACAGCGACTTGTTGATGGGAGCAATCCAGGGCAACAACCAAGACTTGAAGACCTTGGCGGCTAACTTGAACTGCGACTTCAACGCATTGCAGGCTTCTGTTTGCGGCATTCAGGCAGGCATCCAGCAGATAAGCGGACAAGTCGGTTATTCGGCAGAGCGAGTAATCAATGCTATCTCGCAGGGTAACTTGCAGATGACCATTGCACTGAAGGACTGCTGCTGCCAGACCCAGCAGAACATCATCCGTATGGGCTACGAGCAGCAACTGGGACAGAAGGACATCGTGAACACCTTGCAGCAGAATTTCGCCTACACCAATACTGGTGTGGAGCGTGCGGCAAGCAGTCTCAGCAACCTTATCCAGTCGGTCGTTTGCGACTTGAAGACCTCGGGCAAGGAGAATACTCAGCGCATCGTTGATGTTCTGAACAACCACTGGGAGCAAGACCTTCGCATCCAGCTGGAGGACAGCAAGCGCAGAGAGCAGACTGGTTTCATCATCCAGCAGCTGAAGACCACCACAACCACAACTGGAGCGTAGTAGGTCTAAACAAAATCTATCAAGGGGCAACTCGCTGTGTTACCAGCGAGACCCCTTTTTGTCTATTTATCGAATTATCTAAAAAGAGCGCATTATGGAATTTAAGAATATACAAAGAAATCACCCGGTCTATCTGCTAGACAAGCAGACGGTGGAAGTTAAGGAAGGCAAGGTCGTAGACAACCAGCCGCACATCAACACTGGCATCGCAACCATTTCCAGCAGCGGACAGCCAATGCGAGACGTAACAATCGAGGTGGAGGGAAAGCAGACCATCTATACCATCCCCGAACACCTGGGAGTAACCTTTGCAGGCGAAATCGTACTGGCAACCGACAAGGCAGACCTTTTGCCCGAAGTTGGGAAATTGGTAAATGAAGCCGATGAGATAATCAAGGCATACGAGCCAAGCAAGGAGCGGAAAGCCAAGGGCGAAGAATTGCTTGCATCTTTGAACCCAGCAATCAAGGAGAAGCAGGAAACCGAAAAGCGTTTCAAGGCACTTGAGGGCGATATAAGCGGCATTCGTGGTATGGTCAAGCAATTACTCGACAAGCTAGGATAGGAGGGCGCACAATGAAGAAAATTATCGTTTTGCGCCATTCTTGCGATAGCGAGGAAGAGCGACACCAGCACCAAGAGAGCGACATCATCCACAGCTTACCATACGAGAAGGCAGCAAAGGCACTCATGGGAGCCAGTGGGTACGTGGCATACGTTGCCAAGCACGGCTACCACTTCACGAAGCAGCTAGCTATCAAGGCGAGCGAGCAGATGAAGAACGTAGACGGAACGAGCCACCGATGGACGGTAGACGAAATCCGGCTGGCGACAAACAACGAGATAATCTCAAAGGGCACGACCCTCGGGGATATTCTCTATTTGGCTAATATGGCTTATGCGGACTTCTATCCAAAGGTAATCAAGACCGAGAGCGACTGCGTACAGTATGCTATTGCCGTAGCCAGTGATCCAGACGGATACGAGGGTATGGCATTCTGCAGGTGGACGGCAGACATCATCGGGAAGGGCGTTACCATCGACTGGGAAAAATTGGAATAAACCAAAAAAAATAAATTGATATGAGCGAAGTATTTCACGATTTTCAGGTGCACCACCTATATCTGTGCGCCCTAGTAATTTTTATCTGTTTCGCTACGATTCTGATAGCGATGACAATTGACTTGATAGCAGGCATACAGAAGGCGAAGGAACTGCATATTGCAAGAACGTCAACTGGACTAAAGAAGACGTGCGACAAGGCGAAGAAGTATTTTCCGACATTCGGTATAGCTTCGCTTATGGACGTTGCTACGTGTATTATCTCTCCCTTCCCTATGTTCTCCATCGCCTGGACGGTGTATCTGCTTATGTGCGAGTTCAAGAGCATCCGGGAGAAGGCATACGAGAAGGCAGAGATACGCAAGCAAGACCGTACGATGCAGGTAATACTCGAAAACAAGGACGAAATTGCGAAGGCAGTTGTCGAGATAATGAAAGAAGAGCGGAAGAAAGGAGGAGATAATGAGGATAACTAGAGCGCAACTTTTAAAGGTAATGCCGAATGCAGGCAGCAAGGCAGACACCTACCTCCCAATCATCAACGGATGGGCAGAGCATTTCCACATCAACACCCCACTAAGGATGGCGCACTACCTCGCACAGATTGCCCACGAAAGCGGAGAGTTGAGATACACCAAGGAGCTTGCAAGCGGCAGAGCCTACGAGGGCAGGAAAGACCTCGGCAACACCCAGCAGGGCGATGGCGTGAAGTACAAGGGCAGAGGATTGATACAGATTACCGGGCGAGCCAACTATAGGAAGTTTTCCAATTATTGCGGCTTCGATGTTGTTGGGACACCAGAGCTTCTGGAACGACCATCCGGTGCAACGGAATCCTCGATGTGGGTATTCGACACCTTCGGCTGTAATGAGCTGGCAGACCAAGACAACTTGAAGGCTATCCGTAGGAAGATAAACGGAGGGTACAACGGACTGGCAGCCTGCGAGAAGTATTTGAAGCGAGCCAAGGAAGCCCTGAAAATCGAGGTGCTTGCGTAATAAACACATCAATCAAACATTTCAAAGTATGGAAAATTCAAGAAAAGGGCGAAATTTGCGTTCTGTGGCGTTATTTCTCGCCGTGCTTATAATTATCCCACTTTTGATTTTGGGCTGTTCCTGCGCAAAAACAGCCGCAAATAACACTGTCTATCGCGATAGCGCACACACCAGTGTAAGACGTGACAGCGTGAGCCAGCGACAGATCCACTGGCAGGACACCCGGCAGCACGACAGCGTATTCAAGCAGGACAGCGTACTGGTGTACATCAAGGGCGACACCGTAATCAAGGAGCGGTGGCACAACCTTACGACCACCAGGTGGAAGACAACGACCAAGACGGACACCATCGTTGGGGACACCTACGTTTTCGTGACCGACACCGTGAAAGTCAAGCATTACGTGAACCGATACAAGACCAAGGAGGTAGAGAAGCCAGCGAGCACCTGGCAAAAGGTAAGGCTATTCACTGGCGATTGCGTGATTCTGTTTCTGTTCCTTCTTTTGGCAAACTGGATAAAGGAGCGCATCAAGAAGAGAGTTCAATAGGTTCAATCATAATATCATTTGTTAGAAAGGGCAGGAAGCGCAGGAGAGCGTTTTCCTGCCCATTTTTGTGCGAAGAACACTTTTCATTGAGAGAAAAGGGGTAGGGGATATGAGAGTTAGATTATATATTCATTCAAACTAAGGCGTGCAGGTTATTATTATATAGAGTGTTGAAAACTAAGGCAACCGATTGGCTGTCATTGATATACGAGGTAAAAAACGACCGAAAACGACTGATAACGACCGAAAATAGCTATGTTTACATCATAAACAGTAAATAAAAGTTAAAATATTAATATCTTTCGGGAAAAGTTTTGGTGGAACGGAAAAATATTAATATCTTTGCAGCGTGTTTAGGAGATAAGCACAATAAACATTCAGTAATTTAAGCCCTACGCAACACGGTTAAGCGAGAAGAAA